AGCGTCTCGGTTTTAGAAAGGTATATGACTACTTCTCTGCATATGACTTTTGGGAAGTGGTGTCAGAAGAATGTGATAAGTTTGATGGCAGTAAGGATGTAGTGATTGTCGCTGCACACAGTAATGCAAATCATATCACGGCCGATAGTATAGGTGGTGGAGTTGATGCTCTGAATACTTTCTTGAACTGTCAGGGGAAAGACTTATGGTTACTTACAAAGGTTGATCAGTTATTTACGATAGTCATGGTTCAAAAAATTTCTTCTTTGGACGACTCTGCCAAACTCTTGGCAAACAAAGGATATTACACGACTAGATATAGTGAACAACAAATGGAAAAGGTTGTGAATGGGCGTAGAAAATATCGTGAGAAACTTACAAAAAAAATCGAACGTACACGCCTCTAAGAAACCAAAATGTATAGATAGAAACATAATGAACATACAACCCGAAATGAATGTCGATCTCGATGTCAAAACACTAGAATACATCTACGAATCTGTTCAGTTTCGCCTTGAAAACGATAATCACTTAATGTACCATCCCGACATTCGCAAAGACCTAGAGGACATGCTTGCTGAATGGGAAGATGAGTACCTATAACGTTTACATTGGCGAGAACTTAATTATGGAAAAGGTTCCGCATCACGATATTAAACATAAGCTAGAATATATTACCGAATATTTTAAACATTATCCGAGTGATGATCTCCGTACAGAGGAGATAAAAGTTGTTAAGAATTAACGACTATATAATAAGACACTGGACAGATTGAGTGATCAGTGTTATACTAACTATGTACTGATAACATGTTATGGCAAAAGGATTTACAGTAAAAGCAAATGCTCCTAAGACTAAAAAGGTTGAAGACGATTTTAATCTAGAGGAAGCAAAAGCATTAGCAAAAGGAAAAGCAATAGTTTTCTGTCTACCAGGCAGAGGAGTATCATATATCTTCCTCAAGAACTTCGTTCAACTTTGTTTTGATCTAGTTCAGAATGGTAGTTCCATTCAAATTTCACAAGATTACTCATCAATGGTTAACTTTGCAAGATGCAAGTGCCTTGGTGCAAACGTATTAAGAGGCCCAGACCAGATTCCTTGGGACGGAAAACTAAAATATGACTACCAACTATGGATTGACTCCGATATCGTATTCGATACAGAGAAGTTCTATCGTTTAGTATGGATGCAAAAGGATATTGCTGGTGGTTGGTACTGCACAGAGGATGGAAAAACTACATCTGTTGCACACTGGCTAGAAGAAGAGGACTTTGCAAAGAACGGTGGAGTGATGAATCACGAAACTATCGAGTCTATCTCTCGTAGACGCAAGCCTTTCACAGTTGACTACACAGGATTTGGTTGGTTACTCATCAAGAACGGTGTATTTGAGCATAAAGAGATGAAGTATCCTTGGTTTGCACCTAAAATGCAAGTCTTTGACTCAGGAGAAGTACAAGATATGTGTGGAGAAGACGTTTCATTCTGTCTTGATGCAAAAGAAGCGGGTATGGAGATCTGGATTGATCCTAAAATCCGTGTTGGTCACGAGAAAACAAGGATAATCTAATGGAAGCTAAGTACAAAGTAGTCGAATTGGGTACTTCTGGTTGGTGTGTGAACAATCCTAAGCTAGATGTAGGTCTTACTAAAGATCAAGCACAGACCAGATTGGAGTTTTACCTTGAAGAAGGTATCTCTCCAGACCGATTACGAGCTCAGATTGATAAATAAAAAGAAAACGGTTAAAAGATGGCAGACTCAGATCCAAAATTAGCTCCCCATAACGTTGAAAGTCAGGGTTTTGGTAGCGGAAGTGTGAAAGGACAGTATGATGTGAGTGCTCAAGCACGAAAAAAGGCTGCTGCAAACACAAATGACTCACAATCACCACTCGCTGCTGGTTAGAAAATACCTAAAAAACTTTAAGGACCCTTTAAAAGGGTCTTTTTTTGTGTCTAAATAGAATTTGAATAGTATACTTGCCCTTAATGAAGCTAAAAAATACACAATTTAGCGTTCCTGATGATGGTTTTATAGAAAAACCAGAAAATGATGATACAATTTTGCGTGAAGTCGTTGGCGATGACGCTAATGATAAGAAAAGAAAGCAAGAATTGATAGAACAAGAGTTAGATAAATTTAGGAATTGCTAAAAAATGGCACTAATTGACAAAAAACTCAATACAAGTGTTCCCTTTAAGGATATTAGTTTAACATTTGCGAAGCATCCTGTCACAGATGACATAGGAGCTTACTCAAATGAGGATGCTATCAAGCGTTCTGTGCAAAATTTGGTACGAACAAAGCTAGGAGAGAGATTTTTCAACCCACTGTTGGGTAGTAAAGTTGAAGAACAGCTGTTTGAACTTCCAAATGCAGCTATGGCATATGAATTAGAAGATGATATTTTCCTTTTGTTGGAAAACTTTGAACCAAGAGTAGCAAATGCCAAGGTACAAGTCACATATGTCACTAATAGTAACGATTTAGAAATACAAATCAAGTATGATATCGTTGGATTGACTGCGGCACGTCAACAAATAGAATTCATTCTCCAATCAACTAGAATATAATGTCTTTTAACCAGTTCACAAACCTAGATTTCGGTGATCTTAGGCAACAGATTAAGGATTACCTCAGAGTAAACAGTGATTTTGCTGATTTTGACTTTGAAGGGTCTAACTTTTCGACTCTAATTGATCTTTTAGCGTATAATAGTTACGTTACTGCCTATAATACCAACATGGCAGTGAACGAGTGCTTCCTAGACAGTGCGACTTTGCGTGAAAACGTAGTTTCACTTGCTAGAAACATTGGATATGTACCTAGATCAAGTAGATCTGCTAAGGCAGTCGTCAATTTTACAGTTGACATGGGTTTGAATGACACAAGAATCGTAACTTTGAAGGCTGGACAGGTTGCATTGGGTAATCAGGTTGGTGGTTCTTACATTTTTTCTATTCCTGACGACTTTGTTGCTACTACAAACGAAAATAATATTGCTACTTTCAGTAATTTGAATATTTACGAAGGAATTTACCTTCAAAAGAGTTTCCAAGTTGATTATTCAATTCCAAATCAACGTTTTATACTTCCAAACGCAAATATTGACACCACTTCTATTCGTATTACAGTTGAATCTACGACAAAAGAGATATACACGCTATACAACAACATTTTAAGAGTCGATGCTACGTCAAAACTCTTCTTGATTCAAGAAATTGAAGACGAACAGTATGAAATTTTGTTTGGAGACGGAATTATTGGTAAAAAACCGCCTGGTGGAGCTACAATTACTGTTAACTACATTGTAACTAATGGAAGATCTGGAAATGATGCTAGAAACTTCTCATTTGTTGGAGTTTTGGAAGACGATCAGGGACTATCTGTAACATCTGGTATTTCTGTCTTAAGAACTGCACAAAGATCTAGCGATGGTGACGATGTTGAAGATGTAAGTACAATCAAATACCTAGCACCTCGTATATACTCCTCACAATACCGTGCAGTAACGGCGAATGACTACACAGGTATAATTCCATTCGTATATCCTAACGTTGAATCTGTGACCTCCTACGGTGGAGAGGAGTTAGATCCACCTGAGTATGGAAAAGTCTTTATTTCCATCAAACCGAAGAATGGTTCTTTCCTTTCACAGATTACAAAGGACGATATTGCTAGGCAACTCAAACAATATTCGATTGCTGGTATTAAACCAGAAATTATTGATCTTAAGTATCTTTATATTGAAGTAGACACTTCTGTTTACTATAACAGTAACGCAGTTTCTGATACAACTGAGCTAATTACTTCTGTAACCAGAACTTTGACCTCATATTCTCAATCTTCTGATATTAATGCTTTTGGTGGTAGATTTAAGTATAGTAAAATTCAAGGATTGATTGATGACTCTGCAAGAGGTGTTACTTCTAACATTACAAAGGTAAAAATGAGAAGAGACATTGCGCCTGAACTCAATACTTTTGCAACTTATGAACTTTGCTACGGAAACTCCTTTTTCAAACAACGTAATGGATATGGAATACGTTCTACAGGATTTACAGTAGCTAATGTTAGTGGAACAATTTACATGGGTGACATTCCTACAGCTGGAACTGACTTTGGTAAGGTTATCTTCTTCAAACTTGTAAATAACCTTCCTCTTATTGTTAAGAACGACGCTGGGACAGTAGATTACATTCACGGAGAGATTAATTTGGATGTGGTAAATATAACAGGGACTTCTTTAACAAATGGTCTAATACAGGTTGAGGCAATACCTCAATCTAACGATGTTATTGCACTTAAAGATCTTTACCTACAATTAGACGTTACAAATAGTTCTGTTAATGCACTTCCTGACGTTGTATCCTCTGGTGAGAATACTTCTGCTACTTCTTACGTCACAACATCTAGTTACGCTAGCGAGTCAATCTACACACGATAAATGACAGATATTAAAAGAGTAAAAATCTCTCATGTCATTGAGTCTCAGATTCCTGAGTTCTTAAATGCGGAATCTCCGCTATTCAAAGATTTTTTAAGCCAATATTACGAATCACAGGAACATCAGTCTGGTACAACTGACTTAGCAAACAACCTTGCTGAG